AAGGACTTTGAGCTTAATGTAGCCGAATACATCGAGGAAGCCTTTGAGCGTTGTGGCCTGGAGCTTCGCACTGGCTATGATGCCAAGACTGCGAGAAGGTCTCTAAATCTGTTATTTGCTGATTGGGCCAACCGAGGTCTCAATCGATGGACGATAAGTCAGACCACGCAGACTGTTGCCGAAGCCATTTCAGAATATCCGGTGGGCACTATTACTCTTTCCGTAAGTGATAGTGGTAGCTTTACGATAGCTGAGACAATCACGGGCGGTACGAGTGCCGCTACCGCCTCTCTCATAACGAAACCTGATTCTACGTCTATGACGATAACGGTTCCGTCCGGAACTTTTACCTCTGGTGAGACGATAACGGGTTCCTCCAGTTCAGCCACGACCACCACGACATCCACGGCTTCCCTGGAAGATACTCAATCTACCATTGATATTCTTTCAGGTGTCATACGACGCGATAGCTCTGATATTTCAATTACGAGGATTAGCCGGGACGACTATCTGAATATTGCCACAAAATCCACCAAAGGGCGTCCTACTCAGTTTTACGTCGATAGATTGATTACGCCGGTTGTCAAAGTTTGGCCGACACCCGAGAATAGCACCGACCAGTTCATCTATGACCGTTTGGTCCGGATTGATGATGCAGATACGTCGGTAAACACTGTCGAGGTGCCTTTCAGGTTCTATCCATGTCTTGCAGCAGGGCTAGCCTACTACATTGCCTTGAAGAAGGCCCCCGATAGAATCCAGATTTTGAAAGTCTTGTATGAAGAGGAATTCCTACGGGCGGCAGAGGAAGACAGGGACAAGGCCAATCTTGTTCTGGTTCCGACCTACAACTCTTTAAGTGCGATTTCGTAATGGCTAAATATGCCTCAAATAAGTATGCCCTTGGGATTTCGGACAGGTCCGGTGCGGCCTATAAACTCAGAAATATGCGTAAAGAATGGACCGGTATGCTTGTTGGCAAGGATGAATGGGAATCTAAACAGCCTCAATTGTTTGTCGTCAAGACGCCCGCCGATCCTCAAGCCTTGAAAGATCCGCGTCCGGATAGAGCGGAACCGGCTGTTACAGTTCTTCTTCCTTTCAATCCTTTCCTTTCTGGAGATAGCGGATCTGCCGTCATAACTGTGACGGAACCCGGTCATGGAAGAAGCACGGGAGATACCGTCCGTTTTCGTTCCTCTGAAGCGTTTGATGGGTTCACATCCGCTGCCATCGAGGACAGTGATGGCTTTTCCATAACCAAGGTGGATGATGACAGTTACTCGTTCACATCAGGGAGTGGAACGGCAACGACAGGTAATGTCCGGGGCGGCGGTGGAAGCGTCTCTGCCGGTCCTGTAACCGTGAGTGCATGATATGGCTTTTACCTTCACTACCTTAAAGACCGCCATACAGGATTATACAGACAATACGGAGAGCACCTTTGTAAGTCAGCTAACCAGATTCATCCTGAATGCGGAAGAACGCATCCTGAAGGAGTGTCAGTTAGATGACTTCAGGAAGAATGTGACGGGTACGGTTACGCAATCGGTGAAGTTCCTGACGAAGCCGACAGATTTCTTGGCCCCTTTCTCCCTGAGTGTTGTGAACAGTTCCAATAACGAGTTTCTTGAATATAAACATCCGACCTTCCTCCAGGATTATACGCCTGATCCTACTACGACGGGGGTGCCTAGATATTATGGCGATTGGGACGAAAATAGTTTCATCGTGGCTCCTACACCAGACGGCAGTTATGCAGCCGAATTGCACTATTTCTATCGCCCCCAGTCCATCACTGCATCAGATGATGGAACCAGTTGGCTTGGTACGAATGCTGAGTTGGCTCTCTTGTATGGCAGCTTGATGGAGGCTTATACCTTTATGAAAGGTGAGCAGGATCTGTTGACGCTTTATAACAGCAGGTTCCAGGAATCTATCCAATGGCTGAAGAATTTAGGGGAAGGTGAGCAGACTCAGGATCAGTACAGGTACGATACCGTCAGAAGAGGTGTTCAGTGATAGATAAGGATCTGAACGGCGCAGAGATCGCCATTGTAGGACTCGGCGGGACACAGGGAACCTTCACTTCCTCCGCTGCTAACGGCAAGGTCTATGATGAGGTTTGGGCTATCAATTCCATGATGGTCCCGATCAAACATGACCGCGTCTTTATGATGGATCCGGCAGCACGGTTTCTGGATACCGAGAATGCGGGTGCCCAGACAGATGCGATGAGGAAATCCTTGGGCGAACATCCAGGACCAATCTATACCTGCACCTTGGACAAAAGGGTTCCAGGTGCTGCTCTCTATCCCCTGAAAGAGGTGGTCAAGGACACGGGCCTTTGCTATTTCAACAACACCGTCCCATATGCCATAGCCTTTGCTGTGTACCAGAGAGTTGCCAAATTATACCTTTATGGGATTGATTATTCCTATAAATCCAACCTTGTCATGGCAGAGGCGGGAAGGGCTTGTGCCGAGTTTTGGCTTTCCGCAGCCATTGCACGGGGTATGAAGGTGGAAGTTGCCCATGATTCCACCCTTTTGGACACAAATGTCCCCGAAGCGGAGAAACTTTACGGGTATCATCGGTTAGACGATCCTCTGGTGATGTCCATTTCGGAGGGAAACTTGACTATAACGAGACAGTCAGAATCCACTCCTCCCGAGCCTTTGGATGAGGATTCTGACAAGCTTTTCCTGTATGGACGGCATGATACGGTCGTTCCTTTGCAAAAGGTGGGAAATGTTTGATGTGAATGCCACGCTGTCTGTGGGGAATGTCGGTGTTATTTCCACGAACAATAGGGGGTTATCCGTAGAGGAAATAGCCAAGATAGCCATTGATAAGATATTGTATATGGCGAAAGACACCCCTGCGCCTCTTCGGGACCAAGTGCTGGACTTCAAACTTGTCTTGGAGGAGGTTATACTTGGGTACTTGAAGGTTGCCGTGGATCAGGATCGGGCAACTATTTGCGCCAAGCTACGAGATGCTGGTTATCCTGAACTAGCGAGTAATCTAAGGAGCCTTTGATATGGCGATCACAACGGCGATGTGTACTTCCTTCAAGAAGGAGCTTCTTGAGGCGGTCCATAACTTCTTACTCTCTGGCGGGGATACGTTCAAGTTGGCCCTGTATGCCATTAGTAGCGGCGGCAAATCCTCCACGACAGCTACCTTGGGAGCGTCAACCACAGCTTTCACCACTCTTGGCGAAGTGGCTTCTAGTGGAAGTTACACTACGGGTGGGGGCAGTTTGACAAGGATTGATCCAGCCAGTAGTGGGACTACGGGGTATACGGACTTTGCTGATATCAGTTTCACGACGGCGACCATCACGGCAAGGGGCGCTTTGATCTATAATAGTAGCGATTCGAACAAGGCCGTTTGCGCCTTGGATTTTGGTGGCGACAAGACAAGCACGGCAGGTACGTTTGCTGTCGCCTTTCCCGCCGCTGCCGCGAGTACAGCGATTATTAGGATCGCGTAAAGGGTAATGCATTGGTTCAAATCTCTGGTTGGGGTCGAGGAACCTGGAATGAAGGTGCTTGGAACACATACCTTTCCGTTGATCTCACAGGTGTCGCGGGTACAGGCGCTGTCGGCACTGTTACAGTTACAGGCACAAGCACCCTCACCCTTACGGGCGTTGCGGGGACGGGGGCACTTGGCGTTGTTGTTCCAGCGGCGGGTGCTGGAGTCACCCTTACAGGTGTTTCCGCTACCGGCTCACTTGGCACTGTCACGGTTACAGGGACATCAAATGTTGTTCCAACAGGCGTCTCGGCCACTGGTTCGCTTGGTACGGTTGTTCCAACGGGCACAAGTACGCTTACTCTCACGGGCGTCTCGGCAACTGGAGCGGTTGGCACCGTCACTGTTCAGATCAGTGTCTCTGTCACTCTTACAGGCGTTTCAGGGACGGGAGGAATTGGAGAAACCAATGTTTGGAGCCTTATCGATGAGTCCCAGACCCCAAGTTGGTCCGCCGTCAGTACAACACAAACTCCAAGTTGGTCTGATGTTAGTACGACGCAGACCCCAACTTGGACTGATATAGCAGCATAGGAGAGAAGTTGTGGCATCTTCATTCACAACGAGTTATGGCATCGAGAAGATCGGTTCCGGCGAGCAATCCGGGACCTGGGGAACAACCACCAATCACAATCTAGACC